CAAGATTGGAAAGCTTCGGTTAGAACGTGGGAAAAGAACGGGTACGATAAACCGAAAGAGCCTAAATCAGACAACATCTTCTTAGAAATGCTGAAAGAGGGTGCTTTCGATGAATAGGAAAGAGTCAGCACAGGTGATTGCAATACTTAAAGCGAGCTACCCAAACTTTTATAAGAATCTTACTAAAGAGGATGCACAAGGGATAGTAAGTGTATGGAGTATACAGTTTGCTAATGTTCCTGCGGACATAGTCTTAATGGCACTTAACAAGGCTATAGATAATTGTAACTATCCCCCATCAATAGCAGAGGTTAAGAAAAAAATCGAGAGCGTATATTGGGAAGCATACGAAAAGATTGAAAGGAATTACCGATTTAAGAATTTATCTGATGAAGAGCTTGCTACATATAAGCGGATATGCAAGGCAACGGAAAAATATAAATTCGGTAAAGTAGAGCCTTCAATAAGCGATATGCTACCAAAAAGAGATGTTAAACAGATAGAAAGGAGAGACGAATATGGTTGATAAATTTTGTTATGCAATCTGCTTATTACTACTCTGCTTCAGTTGTATGTTTGTTGGTTGGCTAGTTGGATTTGCAGATGCAAAGAAGCGGTACAAGGGAAGGGCGGTAGGTAATGAGCAGATATAAATGCCCTGATTGCGGTGCAAACCTCGATGCTGGCGAGAAATGCGATTGTAATGTTTCCGCAGAATCAGCTATTGAAGCATTATGCGCATCAGCACAGCCTATGGAAAGCGATATGGGAAAAGAAACTGCAGTAGTTATGCGAAAGGTAGTGATAACAGAGAAAGGCATAATAAAGCCTTGCGATTTAGACATAGTAAAGCTTTTTAATTGGGTGTACGGTTTCGTTATAACACTTAAGCCTATCCCTGATAAAAAGCTGAAGTCAATCGAGAGAATTACGGTAAAGATGGTAAAAAGAAAAAAGGCACTCCACCAAAAGGTGAAAGTGCCAAAGAAAAAAAATAAACCTTGTGAATTATATCACAAGTAGAAAAATTTGTCAAATGAAAGGATAAATAGATATGAAAAAGAGCTATATGTACCAAATGGCACAAATAGGAGTATTGAATATGGCAATACTCACGGACAGAGAAAAGCTAGACATTATTAAGGAGTTGCAGTCACAAGAGCAATTATCCTTGATGTTGGAAAAACGTTCAGAGCAAGGAGAGGGTATAGAATGTTCCGAGACCCAAGAGAAGATTTAAGGTATTGTGCTGTATGCGACATGAAATTTGACGGAGATACGAAGTACGCAGTAATAGACGGAGAAAGAATATGCGAGGATTGCATCAGGAAAATGGATGTAATGGAATTGCTTGAAAGAGCAGGAATAGAAATTGATTGTATAGGATTTCCCGAAGATTGAAAGGAGCTATTAAGAATGTTTAATAAGAGTTTTGATGAAATGATGAATATTGATGTTTCGCCTTATGTGAAGCAGAGAGACGGAGCTGATTATCTAAATTGGGCGATGTGTAAAAAACTATTGCACGATAACGGAGCAGAAGTAGTTATGTTTTATCCTATCCCTGCTCCTGATGGCTCAACATTAAGAATGAGCAATGCAACATTTACCGATAAGAACGGTACTGCAAACAGAGCTTATGAGGTGCTTGTGCATATCAAAGTTGATGATATTGAATGGGATATTGCATATCCAGTATTGAACGGCAACAATCCTGTAAAAGACAATTCAATGTCGCAGTTAAGAGTACACAATGCAGTACGCAGAGCTTTTGTTAAGGGTGTAGCTGAAAGGATAGGTTTAGGCTTCTCTTTGTGGCTTGATGAAGAAGATTTCCCACAGGAAGAAACAGAAGATTTAAGCATTCACAACATTATGAAGATAAGACAGAGAGTACAGGAGCTTGTAACGGAGAAAATCAATCAGGGCATACCCTTTAACGTAATTGCGGACAGGCTTGGAATGGATGAAGAAAGCGTAAGGGCAAAATTCGCTGTATATTCTGAACTCGCAAACTTTGAAAGAAAGATTTGGGAGATGAAGCCGTGATAAGCGACCACGATAGAAGCGGTTGGTTTGGTGCATCTGATACTAAATACATTATGGGGAATTGGAAAACAAAGACCTTTCAAAAATGGTGGTTTACTAAGTTAGGCATAATCACCGACCATTTCTCCAATGTAGCAATGAACGCAGGAACATATTACGAACACGCAATATTGGATGTAATAGGCTCTCCGAGGAAAGACCACCAAATAATTATCCCTGAATACAAATTGAAGATAAATCTTGACGGTGACGGTATCGGCAGGATAGATGAGGTTAAAACCTACAACTATGAAAAAGGCTTTAAGGTAAGCAAGGATTATTGGCAACAAGTACAAGTACAGATGTTTGCAAAGTTGTGGGAAGAGGGAAAAGTGCCTGAGACAAAAATATGGGCGTATGGGCTTAAGCCTGAAGATTATAAAAACTTCTTTAATCCAATAGACCGAGAACGTCTGAAAGATTACCCGATAGAAAATGACAGCGTATTTACAGATAGATATTTACGCAGAGTTATATATTTGAAATCGTGTATGGAGAAAGGAGTAATGCCCGATGGAAACTTCACAAAGCAAACTGATACTTAACTACATCAAACAAAACGGTAGCATTACGCAAAAAGAAGCTTACCGAGAGTTTGATTGTATGAGGTTAGCGGCACAAATATTTATTCTTAGAAGTCAAGGCTATCCCATAAAAAGCACAATGGAAAAATCACGTAACCGATACGGAAGGACAACTTGTTATGCGAGGTACAGCCTATGAAAATAGAAAGTGTAAGAGTATCGGGGGATGAATTGATATTAACATCCCCCGACTATGGCGAAATAAGGCGGTTTGCTTATAACTTTAAGGCTGGTAACTATGAGATAGAGCGCAAAAGAAAAAAGCGGTCAACGGATGCAAATGCTTTTTGCTGGAAGCTCTGTACCGAGATAGCAAATGTACTGAGGGCAGACAAAGACAGCATTTATGTAGATATGCTGAAGAAGTACGGACAGAGCGATGTTGTTTCGGTTTTATCAAGTGTAGATGTTAAAGGCTATTTCAAATACTATGATGAGTTTGGCAAAGGCACGGTGAACGGCAAAGAGTTTACGCATTACAAGGTGTATAAAGGCTCGTCAGAGTATGACACAAGGGAAATGTCAATCTTGATAGACGGTATCATTGACGAAGCAAAGGCACTTGACATTGAGGTTATAAGTGAGCGAGAGAAATCTTTATTGTTGGAGGAATGGGGCAATGGCTAACAGCATAATGCAGACCGACAAAGAATCCTGTTTCTTATGCGGTATGAATAGAAATGTTGAGAAGTTAGATGTTCACCATATATTCGGTGCATCTAACAGAAAACATTCTGAAAAATACGGATTAAAGGTTTATCTGCATCACAGAAAATGTCACATATTCGGTTCTGAGAGTGTACACCAAAATGCAGAAGTAAACAACAGGCTAAAGGCACACGCACAGAGAGTTGCTATGAAACAATACGGATGGAGCGTAGAAGATTGGTTAAAGATATTCGGTAAAAATTATTTGTAAGCGTATTTATAAAAAACAGTAGCAAAGATTGAAAGTATAGTTTAAGAAAGAGGTATGAAAAATGAAAGGTTATAAAGCATTTGGGAAAGGAATGGTTTGCAGGGGCAAACAATACACAGAAAACACGGTCTTTGAAGAAGAAAAGGCAGCGATTTGTAAGAGCGGTATGCACTTTTGCGAAAAACCTCTTGACGTTCTTGAATATTATCCGCTTGTAAACGAAAAAGGAGAAATAACCGAATTTGCAGAGGTAGAAGCTCTTGATGAGTGCTTGACAGACGATAAGAAAAAGTATTGTACGAAGAAACTTAAAATCGGTGCGAAGATAAGTTTCCCTGCATTAGTACAGGCGAGTGTGAGCCTTGAAAAATCAATCTTTGACACAAAGGTTAAAACCACAAAGAAAGATAATGCACAGATAGGCTCAAGTGGGGACTCTGCAAAGATAGGCTCAAGTGGGGACTCTGCAAAGATAGGCTCAAGTGGGGACTCTGCACAGATAGGCTCAAGTGGGGACTCTGCAAAGATAG